GTAGCAGATAGTCCATATGGATTCGGTACCCCGTGGAATACAATGACTCCACGGCAATGGGCAATCCTAGGGGCACTCGGGATAACCCGAATGCCAGGAGGATTTATCTCCCGCGGTGCATAGTAGTGGGCTCACCCTTCGGAAAGGTGTGTTCCCACCGCGGATAACTCCAAATAACTTTTAGGAGACATCCACTTATGCTTACCGATCCACAGACTATCACCGTTAATGCTGTTGCAAAGGCGATGCCGAAGGTGCTGACTGACGGCCAACATGCCGTGTATCAGCTGGGGGATCTGTCCTTTACTTTGGACATCCGCCATACTTCGCGCAAGCAAAATGGTAAAGCTCGCACGAAGTCTTTGGTTGTTTTCACTCAGAGGTCAGTTGTTACCGATCCATTGACTTCTGTCAATGATTTCGATAACTTGACCTTTTCTGTGCAGATTGATCGGCCTGAGGCCGGATTCACTTCTACACAGGTGCAACAACTCGTTGCAGGTTTTCAAGCCTGGTTGACGGGTTCTATGGTTGACAAGCTCTACGGTCGTGAATCTTAATTGATTCCAACCACAAAGGAGGTTTCTTTTGTCTCAAATCTCAAAATTGCTGGCTGCCATCCGGCAGGTCAGCATTGCGATTGACGTTCTCGAAAACTCTGGTGTTGATGTCCTTAAGGTCATCCCACCAAAGGCGAGAAAGGACGTTGTGGCTGCCACTAGTTTGGTCGAGAATATTTCCGACCTTCTGATGGATCAATCACATACCGTCGACATTCGGGTCAAACCGAAGAAGAAAACTACGTCGAAGTCTAAAAAGACTTCGACCTTGTCCGCCTAGAGAGTGATGTCTGCCTGATTTTCAGGTAGGGAAGCATGAATGGGTTGGATGTTTTGCCTCAAACGAGGTTAACATGAAAAGCCATTCAATGGTTCTTCTGGAAGTTGCGGTCACCATCTATAAAGATGCGTGTACTGCATGTGTCGCTGAGATCTCAAATCGTGACATAAAAACAATAGTGTCACGCGTCGAAGACGAGGGGATCTCTTTCTTAACGATCACCTTGCCATCCTTTTCATCGGACCTCGAGAGGTCCTTAGAAGAAGGAATGGTCGACCCAAAACTTTTCCGAAATTTTCGGAAAAATCAGTCAATCCCTGCATTTTTGCAAGGTATGACTAGTCGCATCTTCGACATTGAGACAGGAAGGATAATTAACGATGATCAAAATGCTTTTCCTCCAGATGTTGTCGCTCGGACTGTTGACAGCATCAGACAAATTTGTCTTGCTTTCAAAAAGATCGAGCTTCCTTGCACGCCCAACCGGACGTTCAAGGCTCTGGAGAATTTCATCGAAATTGAGCGCTCCTTTGACATGCTCACGCTGTCGGGAGAAGATACCGAGATCTTTCTTCGTGTGTCTTCTTTGCTTTGGGGTTCTCGTTTCTACGCTGAACGCGTGGACTCGATACTCCCTCGGCATGGACCCGGAGCTACCTCTGAACGAATTTCTGGAAATCAGAAATTCGCTTGGAAGTTCTGGCATGAACGCCTCGAGCCTTATCTTCCTCTCATCGACGGTGGCTTCCCTATTTCTTGTGGGGAGCTTCCTTTTCGTGGGAGTGAGCTCGAGGATGTTATCGTTTTGTCTAAGGATTCTGAGTTACCCGTTAGGGTTACTCCGGTTCCGAAGACACTCAAAGGACCCCGCATCATCGCAATAGAGCCCTGTTGTATGCAATATGCACAACAAGGGATTCGACGGATCATTTACGATTCGATCGAATCATACTGGCTTACCTCTGGTCACATAAACTTCCGTGATCAGTCGATAAACCAGAGCTTGGCGTTGATGGCTTCGAAGAATAGGGAATATGCCACTATCGACCTTTCGGACGCTAGTGATCGTGTTCCTTATCAGCTTGCGCTGCAGATGTTCAATGCCAACCCTGATTTCAGGGATGCTATTGACGCCTGTCGTTCGACGCACGCGGCAATGCCAGATGGTTCAATAATTGGACCTCTGAACAAATTCGCGTCCATGGGTAGCGCTCTTTGCTTCCCAGTAGAAGCGATGTACTTTTACACAATATGTGTAATCGCCTCTCTGGTGGCAAAGAACCTTCCTATTTCTTGGTCAACTATTAAATTAGTTGCCAAGGATATTTACGTCTATGGAGACGATATTATCGTCCCCACAGATGTTGCGACTACTGTTCTCGATTACCTACATAAGTACAATTGTAAGGTAAACGACCGCAAGACTTTCTATCGCGGAAGCTTTAGAGAATCTTGCGGAGTAGATGCATATCGGGGTTATGCGGTTAAACCCGTGTACGTCGGTATGGTTCTACCCGAGAATAGGCAGCAATCTCATGAATTTCTTTCGAATGTAGAGACTGCTAATCTCTTCTTTAGGAAGGGATACTTACGCACCTCAATTCTGATCTTTTCAAAGATCGAGGAAGTCTTTGGGAAACTCCCAACGGTTTCTGAAAGTTCTCATGTGATTGGGCGTAACCATTATTGGCACAAAGATCCATCTCGTAAGAGATGGAACTCCAAAACCCAGCAAGTAGAAATTCTTGCTTGGGTGCCATCTCCAGTGTATCGCACTGATCCACTGGAGGGTTATGCAGCTCTCCAGAAATGCCTCCAACGTCTTAGGTATAAACCTGAGACGAGTGAGGTCTGCTTTCGCCCAGGTATGACGTATCTCGACTATGTCGAAACTATGTCGTCACTTGACGTCAAGCATCTAGAGCGTACTGCACGGCACGGCGCCGTTACAACATTTCGCCGCTGGGTTCCGGTCTCCTTGACCGGCGATGTGGGCTAATAACCCGCTTTAGGGGGTCTCAACCTCTCGAGGGCAGAAATTAATGGTCCTGATACCCGGCCCCTCTGCGCTTCAATGCGCGATTCCCAATTGGGAAAGGGGTGACGCGGTAGTAGGGTACTAACTCC